CGATGGCACCACCGTCAGGACAGTCTGGGCCACGGCGCAGGGCACCGACAACAGCCTTGGCGACAATCTGCGCTGCTATACCGCCACCATCGACCCGGCGACTGCGACGGCGTTGACCGCCGGCATCCTGCGCTGCGACGCCGAGGTGCATCCGTGGCTGGGGGCGGTACGTTCCACCGATCCGGCCGGCACCCGGGCGATGACCGGGCTGTCGGTCGATGGCCGCCGCGTCGATGCGCAAAGCCCGTGGATGATCGGTTATGACCCGGCAGGCACGCGTTACGGCAGCCAGTTCGCCTTCATCGATCCGGTCAACGGCACCACCACCGCGTCTGCCGCCATGATTGCCACGACGCTGGCCGGGGCCAAGGCGGTCGCGCCTGCCGCGCGTCCGCGCTCGGTGTTCACGGCGCAACAGGCGGGATACCTTGCCAACCGCACCTTGCCTGCCGCCAATGGCAATGCCGCGCAGACCCGCAGCGTCGATGGCCTGCAATGCGTGCTGGCCGCCGGTGTGCATGTCGGGCTGGGCACCACCGCGATCACCACCGGCATCGGCGCCATCGAAATCCCGGTGCGGATCTATGGCGATCCTGATGACGCCAACCCGCGCGCCAACTGCATCCTGCAGACCGCCGCCACCGGCACGCTGCGCGTCAACCGGCATCACCTGGCGAACATGACCATCGAAATGGGTGTCAACAGCCTGACGGTGGGCGGCACCATCTGGACGTTCGACAATGTCGAGTTCCGGGGCAAGTCCGGGCAGACCGGCGGCACGATCGGGCTGTTGACGCCCACGCCGAACGAGGCGGTGTGGAACGTCGCCATGACCCGGTGCCGGTGGTGGCGATATGGCGCCAACGTCATTGCCGGGGCGCCGCGCATCGGCATCTTCCGCGCCAATGAATTCGCACGCGGCGTTTCCAGTTTCCTGTTCGCGGCCAGGAATCGCATCATCGGGAACAGCGATGTCGACACCCCGACCCTGGCCTTCACCGCGCTCAACGGCTACGCCTCCCCAACCGTTGCGGGGCAAGTCGAAGACATCATCATTGCCTATAATGACTTCCGCAAATTGCGCGGTCGCGGTTGGGCCACGTCATATCTCGACGCTGCGGCGGCGGGCACGCCCAATCCCAGTCTGCGCCGCATGGCGGTCATCGGCAACATCCTGGAACGCATCGGTGCCGACCCGCAGCCGTTCCAGACCTATGGCGAAGGCTTCAGCGCGACGATGTCCTACAACATCATCGAGGCCAACAGCTTCGTCGCCGAGCGTTCGAACCTGTTCTATTCCGACCCCGCTGTCGCCAGCCTTGCCGATGCAGACACCAGGCGCAACCAGGCGTTCGTCAACCGTGTCGCCAACAATTTTTTCGACTGGATGCCGACCAAGCACGACGACTTTTTCGAAGCCACTACGGCGGCGCTGCGCGGCAATGGCAACGGCTATCGCCCGCAAATGGTCGAGGCATGGTCGATGCTTTACGGCGTTGGCCACGAAGGCAATGTCGATGCCAGCCGCGTGGACAGCAATTTCCAGTTGCAATTCTCCGGACTGCGCTCCGTCACCGGCTACACCGGCCAGTTGAACCCGCAGTTCGTCAACGACAAGAGCATCGAAGGCCCGGATGGCGCCGGGGCGCTGGGCGGCGGCGACTACACGCCGGGGGCGACCTCCCCGGCGGTCGGCCGCGGGTTGCGCGGCAATGGCGATGTCGATGCCGCCGGCCGGCCGCGCGTGCTGCCGTTCACCGCCGGGGCCTTGCAGGCGGCGGCGTCGACGCTGCTGGCGCAACCGGCGCGATCGGGGCAGGCCGCAACTACCGCGGCGGTGATGCCGGGGCTGGCGTCGATGCTGGCGCCGGCGGCGGCGCGATCCGGTGCCACGGCAACGGCGGCGCTGCTCGGCTGGCGGACGGGGCTGACCCCTGCGCCGGCGGGCCTGGCGATGGCGGCGACCGGCGGTGGGCTGGCGCTGGTGCTGGCGCTGCTGCCGGCGACGGCGATCATCGCCACCGGCAGCGCCGCCCCTGGCCTTGATCAGACGATTTCGCCCGTCATCCGGCCGGACCCGGCGCTGCTGCCGTTTGGCGGCGGCCCGGCGCGCATCGCGCTGCCGCCCGGCACCGCCATCGCCACCATCATCATCGGCGCCGATCCGCGCACGCTGCTTGCCCTTCGACCCTGAACAAAGGAACCGAACATGCCCAAATTTGCCAGCAACGATGTCCTTGACGCCGGCCTTGGCGTCGCCGGCACGGCGACGCGGATGGTCGCGCTCAACGGCCAGCCGGCCAGCTTTGCCGCCGCCACCGCCGGCCGCCTGACCGAGGCCAGCCTGACCGGTGGCGATTTCGCCATTGCCGCCGGTGACATTTCCGGCCGCAAGCTGACCATCGCCGCCAAGGCCGGGCTGGCGGTGATCGCCGCCGGCACCGCCGATCACATTGCGCTCCTCGACGATGTCGGCGCGCGGCTGTTGTATGTGACGACCTGCCCGGCGCAGGCGCTGGTCGCCGGCGGCACCGTGAGCATTGCCGGCTGGAGCATCGAGATCGGCGCCCCGGTCTGATCGCGGCAGCCTTTGCACTCCCAAGCGGCGACAATCATTCATGAAAGGGCCCAGCTGTGGCGATCTTTCTCAAGGATCCGGCGGCTGTCATCGACTATGCCGTCGATTGGCAGACCGAATATCTTGCCGGCCAGACCATCATCGCTTCGGACTGGAGCGTGGCGCCGGCCGAAACCGGCGGCATCATGGTGGTTGCGGCCAGCCATGACGCCGGGCGCAGCCAGGCCATGGTCGGCGGCGGCCGGCACGGTGCTGTGTATCGTTTGCGCAACCGCGTCACCTTTTCGGATGGCCGCAGCGACGAACGCAGCCTCGACCTGCGCGTGGAGGCCCGGTGATGTCGGGGGATCCGGGGCCGATGGTGGTCAGCCTGGCGGCGTGCAAGGCGTTCCTGCGGCTGGAACGCGACGATGACGATGCGCTGCTCGGCGGCCTGATCCGCACCGCCATGGCGCTGTGCGAAGCCTTTACCGGCCAATGGCTGGTGGTGCGCACCGGCGAACAGCGGCTGGTGGCGCAGGCCGGCTGGCAACGGCTGGCGATGGCGCCGGTGGCCGAAATCATCGGCGTGGCGAGCCCGGCAGGGGCCATCGACCCAGCCGATTATGACACCGCCATCGCCGCCGATGGCAGCGCGAGCATCCGTTTCCGGGTTTTGCCCGACACCGGCCAACGGGTGGTAGTGACGGTGCGTGCCGGGCTGGGCGCGGATTGGAACGGCGTTCCCGAACCGCTGCGACAGGGCATCATCCGCCTCGTCGCGCATTTGTACAGCCACCGCGACGCGATCGACGCCGGGCCGCCCCCCACTGCCGTTGCGGCATTGTGGCGGCCGTGGCGGCGGTTGCGGATCGGTTGAAGGGGAGAAGCGCGATGACCGAGGAATGGGCCGGAACGCTGGTCGAACGTGTCGCCATCGAACGTTTTGTCGATGATCGCGACGATGCCGGTGCCAGCGTTGGCCAGTGGCAGGGCGCCGGCGCCGCCTGGGCGGCGATCGTGCCGGATGGCCGGGGCGGGGCGGAAGGCGAGGCGCGGCGAACCCGCCCGCGCTGGCGGGTGACGATGCGGGCGCCGGTGGGCGGCAGTGCCGTCGGCCTGACCTCGCGGCTGGTGTGGCGCGGGCAGTGGCTGGCGGTGCTGGCCGTCGAAACCGATCCGCGCCGGCCCGACCGGGTGACGTTGCGGTGCGAAGCGAGGGCGGGATGATGACCGATGGCATGAACCCCGCGATGCTGCGCGGGCTGGCCGCCGCCGGGACGCGCGCCGGCAACCGGGTGGTGGCGGCGCGGATCGACGATCTCGCAGAACTGGCAGCAGCGGTGGTGCCCGATGCGGCGATCAGCGTGCAGGCCGATGGTGTGCGTGTGGCGGCGCGGGGCCTGCGGGCGCGGCTGTTCGGCAGCCGGCGGCGCGGGCCCGATCCGCGGCTGGCGCAACTGGCGGGAGGCGGGCGATGAGCGCGAGCCTGGCGGTGCAGCGGCTGGTGGTGGCGGCGCTGGCCGATATGCCCGGCATCACCGGCGTCCATGACGGCCCGCCGCCCGACGCGGTGCCGCCCTATCTGGTGGTCGGCAGCGACATCGTCAGCGATGCCGGCACCAAGACCGAAATTGCCCATGATCACCGGCTGGCGATCAACGTCTGGGATGCCGGGCCGGGGACGGCGGCGGCCAAGGCGTTGATGGGCGAAGTGACTGCGCGGCTGGCGGCGCTGGCCGGGGAACGCGGTGGCCATCGCATCGTGTCGAGCCGGTTGTTGCGGGTGCTGGTGCTGACCGATGCCGAGGGCTGGACGCAGGGCATCATCGAATTCCGGGTGCGCTCGGCGGCGGTGTGAACCGCAATTGCAACCTGTTGAAAGGGAAGAAGACATGGCCATGGAAAAGGGCAGCGCCTTTTTGCTGAAGGTGGGCGACGGCGCGGTGCCGCCGGTGTTCACCACCGTTGCCGGGCTGCGCACGACGCAGCTGGCGATCAACGCCGACACGGTGGTGGTGACCAACCAGGGGTCCGGCGGCTGGCGCGAACTGCTGGGCGGCGCCGGGGTGCGGTCGGTGTCGATCAGCGGCTCGGGCGTGTTCACCGGCTCCGCCGCCGAAGCGCGGATCAAGGCCAATGCGCTGGCCGGGACGATCGATGACTACCGTGTCAGCTTTGAAAGCGGCGAGACGGTGACGGCCAGGTTCCTCATCACCCGGCTGGATTATGCCGGGGATTTCAATGGCGAGCGCACCTACACCCTGGCGCTGGAAAGTTCCGGCGC